GTGATGGCGCTCTTGGAACGGGGAACCCCGATCAAGCTGACGATCCTTTCCTGTGTCCAACGGCTTTAGGCGAATTTGATCAAGGTTTTTCGATGGCTTACACGCCATCAACTAACTCACAATTTGGAGCCTTCAGTGCTATTCACAACGGAAGCAGTTACCGCTTCAACTGGGAAATTTTAAGTGCTCCTTTTCAGACTTTTGAGGATAACGATGACGCTAGGGAGACCTATAAGCTCCAGCGGACACGCATGAATGGAAAAGAAGCAAACATCATTAATCTTGGGCAGCCAGGCTTGGGACGGGCTTATGGCAGGCAGATGGGCCTTGTTGCTCACAATGGCGTGCAGTATGAGGACAAAACGCGAGTAACTGTTGCTGTAGGCGATACAGTCATCTTTCGCATTAACGACAACAATGAAAGCATAAAAGAACGGGCAAAAGCAGACAATTTAGACAAAGCAGGGTTGTCTTTAGACGACTTGATTTCTAGCGCAAACTCCTGGCGTGAAAGAGCAGAGGGCTTGCTAACAGTTGGGTCTCGTTGGATTATTGGGTCAACCGTCTGGGTTCTTGTGGGACGCCCAAGCAGGATTTATCTACCTGGCAGCGGGACGATGGACTTTACGCTCGAATGTGTTTCTTTATTGGGTGTTAAAGAGATTGGCATTGCTGGAAACCGTGCAGTTACAGAAGTTTTAGGAGGTTACGAAGGCAAGACCTTTAACCCAAACAAGCACTGCGGAGCAGCGTTCTTTAATATCTGCTCTTACCAAAACGCGACCATCAGGAACATTCGTCAAGCTGACGTTGTAGAGATTGGGCTTAGGTCGCGAGTATTTAACAAAGCGTCTGGATTGTGCAATTTTAATGACGTCCCTACTCCAGCAGTTTTGTTTACGGCAGACAAAGACAATGTCAAATTCAACAATCCTCGCATGTCGAAATACTTTGCGCGGACATCTTGTTTTTCGATTTGGGTAAGACCAATTGATGATTTTAATCCTGTTGACGGTGACGCTCCTACCGACGAAAGCTGGTCGCGACTTCCTCAGCTGTTCTGTATCACTGGCAGGTCGCCTGTTGACCAGTACAACTTCATTCGTTTGCGCCCGAGGATTCAAGGCAGGTATGAATATCGTTTCATCCCTCGCACTGGCAGTGATGTTGCTATCTACTCAGATAGGAATAGAACCGTTTGGCAGCTGAATGCACAAACCGGGGCTTATATTGGCGAAGATTTTGAGACTGCTCATGGAGCGTTTCGAGTTACTTTTGTCGGAAACGTTATTCCAATTGAACAAATTATTGCTAATGACGAGCTTTTAAGTGCTCCACCAGGCGGCCCTACTTTAAATCAAGACCTTGAGCCGACTCAAGTAGCAAACACCCAAATCAATACAGATAGCGGCACGACCAACATGGCGATTCAAGCTTGGTGCTTTGAAGTCCTTGGATCTCCTGCTTCTGTCCCTGGTCAAACAATTGCCACAAACATCAGCCTTTCTAGAGACGGCGGCGCAAAAACAATGGAGCTGAGGGTATTTGCTACTTCAAGAAACCAGTCAGGGGCTCTGTATAGAGAGATCACTGGAACGTCGCTTTCCTGGCAATCTGTTGGAGCGCAAGTGCTTTCCTCTACTGGCAGCTACGTTTTAGGCGATTTTATTGGCTATGAGGTTAGCCTTCCATTTAACAACGTATTTAGGCAAGAGCACGGGTACAAAGGAGTTTCTCTTCGCTTCACTGTTACAGAATTGGGGGTGGTCACTGGCCAAGGCCCTAATCCATCAAACGAGCAGCGCCAGTTTGAAGAGGCAAGCCAGGTATCTGACTTGAGTCACTATTTGGAGCTAGAAAAATCAAACGAAAGCGGCCCTGAGCATACGATTGTTTATGTTAATGAATTGAGTCAGAACGAAACTTTAGCTGATTACGAGGATCTTTCTGTTGTTGGCTTAAGCATACGCAGCGGTCGAAATACAACTTCAATTTCTCAATTGCGGCTTTATACGCCGGAAGGCATCAAAGTGACAAAGCTGAATGACTCAAACGCGCTTGGAGCAAGCAACTTATTCAGTGATCTTGTTTTTTATCTTCTAAGAAATGAATCTCAAGGGTTGGGCAAAAGCGTTCCAGAAGACATTATCGACACCGCTTCTCTTGTTAGCACGGGCAACTTTTTCAAAGCCAATTACATCTTTTACGATGGCGTTCTAGATTCGCCTACCAATATTCGGTCATTCTTGAGCGATACTGCACCGCTACTGTTGTGCAATTTTGTTGTCAAGAATGGAAAGTTTGGATTGCAGCCTGCTTTGCCTACGGATGAATCGGGCAATATCTCAACTGGTGCAATCTCAGTCGAACAAATTTTTACAGCAGGCAACATTATTGATGGATCGCTTAAGCTGAACTTCATTGATGCAGATCAGCGTCAGAACTTCAAGGCAGTAGTTCGTTATCGGTTACAGGCTCCTTACGACTTGACGCAAGAGCGATCAGTCTTTGTCGAGTGGGCTGATTTGCCTAAGAGCTCTCCAACGGTAGGAGAAGAAGAATATGATTTAACGACTTTCTGTACGAATAGAGAGCAGGCGCTGAAGACAGCGAGGTTCTTGATGAGCTTGCGCCGATACGTTGACCACACGATCACGTTCCAGACCAGCCCAGACGGTTTAGGGATTGGTCCTGGCTCTTATATCCGTGTCTATCTGCAATCTTTGGCTTACAGCAGTGCCTCGAATGGCGTAATTAATGCAGAGGGCGGGATCACTTCTGTAAATCCGCTAGCTGATGGTGATTACGCTGTTTTTGCGTATAGGGCCGGAGATGATGCTCCGGTGTCTAGGACACTGACAATCTTTGCTGGAGCAACGACGCAAAGCGAGCTATTCAACTCTATGTACAGCTTGGAGCAAGCCGAGCTCACTTCCAGGATTTACCAGGTGGAGCAGGTAAGCTTGAATGAAGACAGCATTTGTCAAGTCTCCGCCACCGTGGTTCCTACTACTAACGCTGAAGCCAGTCAGATTGCAGTTGACGTAGTCACTGCGGCTAATTTTACGGTTCTTGAATAATGGCCTTTCCAACCCTTGTGCCTACAAGCCGAAGCTTTGAGCCGGGCAACTATCCGGTGAAAACCTATAACGCGCAAGACGGCACAGAGATCAGAATTGCCTACGGCAACCGCCGCACCAATGCAAAGCTTTCCCTGTCCTTCGACAATGTGACCGATTCACAGGCAGAAGGCTTCCTGACGCATTTTGACGCAGTGCTGGGAACTCTTAACACGTTTAATATCCCGAGCGAAACAAAAAGCGGTTGGACCGGAACATCTTCAGCGATTGACGCTCCAACAGACGCTGAGTGGCGGTACGAGCAACCTCCTCAAATTCTTTCAGTGCGTCCTGGAACGAGCAGCGTTACAGTGAGTCTGCTTGGAGTCATTTAATGGCCAAGGTTTACACAGGTAGAGACGGCGTTCTACAGCTGTCTGGAACGACCCTTGCCAAGGTTGTGAGCTTCAGCTTGCAATCGGACTTAGAAACGCTTGAGACCACGACCTTAGGAGAAAGCCTTCGTAGCTATAGCCCTGGCGTTTTGGGTTATTCCGGCAGTGCATCTTTGCTGTATTACAAAGACGACAGTAATGCAATTAACACGACAAATCTGCTGAACAAGCTGATAAAAACAGGCACTGATGGCGTTAGCTCTAGCGATACTGTTGAACTAACTCTCCGTTGGGTTGATGGAGCGGATAACAATGATGTCAAACTAACCGCATATATAACAAGCGCAACAATTGGGGCCAGCACTGGTGAGATCGTAAGCGTCAGTATTTCGTTTGTTGGTACGGGTGCACTGGCTACTGCAACGATCTCATGACTGTTTATCTCGGTACGTTTGGGCAGGTAGAGCTAGAACGTCAGTTTGGCGGAAGCGAGCTGAGCTCTGTCATTAACACCAGTGATGTAAACGTTTCGGCTAAAAGATTTAGTTTTGACTTTGAGCACGGTCAGCTATTAACTGGTGATCAAATTGAAATTCTTAGTACTGATGATAGCGCCCTTGATTTTATTTCTGGGTATTCGGCAAGCGGTGTCAAGAAGTTTATTTATGTTGACGATTTAGGCGGCATCCGTCTTTATGACACTTTTGCCCATGCTGTTAATGGGGGATCGGCGAATGCAGTCGCTCTTGCTGCGCCTGGTAACGACATCCCTATAAAAGTAAAAGTTGAAAACACTGCGTATCGAGTGCTAGGCCGCGTAAAGCAGTATGAATTGAATACTGAGCGAGAAACCGTAGACACGACAACGCTGTCTGATGATTTTAGAAGCCGCATCTCTACGTTGATGTCTGGCTCTGGCCGAATGAGCTGCGAGTGGGAGTACACAGGCGACACTTCAAACGAGTTGCCGCATTATTTGCTAGAACTCGCGCTTAGGACCAGAGTCGGCAGTTCTTTCAAAGGTCGTTTTTACCTAAAGACGAACACCTATAACCCAAGCGGTGTCGCGGATCGTTCTGACGATCAGATCTGGTACGAGTTCACGGGAGTGTTGACGGCCTGCGCTGTGCAGTTCACTCCATCGTCTGTCGTTGAGATAACGGCTGATTTTATTACGACTGGTCCTATTGAGACCAGGATGGAAGTTGAGCCAGTCAATAAGGTCTTGCAGGAGGATGCAGATGACATACTCTTGGATCAGGATGCGGCAGCTAAACTGCTGTTAGAAACTGACCAGTGACCCAAGGGGAACTAACCGCCAATGGCTGACCTAAAGATTTCTCAGCTAGCAGCCTTGGCAGGTGCCAATCTTGCTACTGCTGATGAGCTGGCAATTGTTGACAGCAGCGCCAGTGAGACTAAAAGAATTACGGTCACGGACTTGGTGGGGAATGCCACCACGTTGATTGCTGACGCTACTATTCCGGGCGCAAAGATTGTTTTTGGTGCAGGCGGGATTGCTGGAGCGTCTATTGCTGATGCTGGGATTAGCACTGCAAAGGTAGCTGACGACGCGATCACAGCAGCAAAGCTAGGGAACGAATCAACTGTTGATCTAGTTACGACGCTGCCCGGCGCTGGTGCGTTTACGGGCCAAATAGCATTGGATACAGATGACAATAAAATCTATATTTGGAACGGTTCAGAGTGGAAGTTCGTCAAAGGCGCTGGTTCCGTCAACGTTGTTAATGGCAGCACTACTGGCGTTATCAATATTGTTACAAGCACAAGTGGCGACACTGTAACTGTCAGCGCAACACTTGATGCAACGACAGGAGCTGCTGAGTTTCTTGCCGGTCCTACAGGATCCGGTGGAGCAGCTGGTTATCGAGCGATTGCCGCTGGTGACATGCCAACTGCAACATCTAGTGCAAAAGGAGCGGTTCAGGTCAACGGGTCAGGCTTGGCGCTTACCGGTGACACTATCAAGATTGATAACACCGTCACGGCAGAAACATCAACCCATAACGTCGTTAAATATGACGCAAATGGCTTAGTCACTGCTGGTCGAGCAATTACTGCTGGCGACATGCCTGCGGCTACTGCAAGTGCTAAGGGTGCAATGTTCCCTGGGACAGGCTTAACGGTAAGCGTTCTTGGAGAGCTTGATCACACCAACAGTGTTACTGGAGCGACTGCAGCGAAAATCACTTTTGACGCTCAAGGGCACGTTACTTCTGGAACAACGCTTGTCGCCTCTGACATTCCAGACATCGGGGCAGCAAAGCTAACAAGCGGAACGATTGATATTGCACGAATAGCCGCCAATGCAGTTACAGGCGTAAAGCTTGCAAATCGTTCTACGGCATTGTTTGGAGAGTCAACGCCAACAGCTGAATTTATTGGCCAGCTGCATTTCAACTCGATCAGTCGAGACATATTCATCTGGGACGGCAACGTTTGGCAGCCGATTGGTATTAGCGTCGGTGAGATTGTTCTTGCTGGTACTTATAACGCAGCCACAAACAAGGTTGCTACTGTCACTGCAGAAGGTACAGCTCAAGGTTTTGTTGTTGGTAATGCGTTACCGGCAGCAGCAGCGGCAAACAGTGGTTACTACCTGATTGTTAGCGAAGCTGGTACGGGCACTGCTCCTGCGCCAACTGTTTCGTTAAATCCGCCTGACTTTCTCCTGTCAAACGG